AGAAGTTATGGTAATCTTTGGCTCAGGTATTTGCATTGTGTTTCTCCTTGAGTGTGTTTTGACCCCGCTTTAATCAGCGGGGTCTTTTTTTGCTTACTTCTTAGCCCAAGGTGGTGCAGCCTTGGCAGGTGCGGCACTAGGCGCTACAGCCTTGAACAGCGCTACAGTTCCTGGTTGGGGACCACTCAATGCCCGAAACGCCTTGATCTCATTGCCGGCATACTCACCAGTACGAACTGACAACTTGATGCCCAAGTTACCGCCAATCAACTGATCGGTGTCAGAAACCTTGGCCAAACCAATTGCACGCATGATTTCACCCAATTGCTGGCGGCCAATTTCTTCAGCCTTGGTACTGGCGTTCTTGATGTTCAAGTTGCCAAAGATCACGCGCCCTTGATGGCTCGGGCCGGTAATGTTGTATTTCACGGCAATGTACTTACCGTCACCTGCTTTGGTGGCCTTGATCTCAGCGCCGGTGATGGTGGCGTTATACCAGCCTTCGGGCAGAGGCTCAAAATTGTTATTGCTAACGGGCAGCGCATCAACGCTGAATTCTTCATCTAAAAAAGCCATGATTTATTCCTTTGTGATAGTAAAAGTAGGACGCCCAGGAGTGGACGTAATTGCACCAAGTAGAGGCTGAGTTACGGCGTCAGCGGCCGAATTCCAAGCCTTTGCATTGATCTCGGGCTTCCAGCGAAAGAGGCTGGACAGATGTTCAGACAAACCGGCTTCAGCGGCCAGCACTTGCAGTTTGTCGGCATCAATCTTCTTATTGATGCGACCCTCCATGCGGATAACGTAGCCGTTTTCCTCAACTTTTACCGTGCCGTCCAAGTCTTTGGGCAAAGCAAACTGCGCAGCCATCTGATCCTCCAACTCGCGGCGCTCTGCCACTGCAAGGGCTTCCATCTTTTTGGCGTCAAGCCAGCGTTGGTATAGGCTCATAACAGCACCTCAATTTCTGCGTCTAACGACTTCATTACGCGCTCAAGAACCACCCGCCCATGTACGCAATCTAGTTTGCGCTCGAACTGCATTGCGCTCAAATTGACCTCATCAACAATTCCATACAGAGTAAGGAATGCGTTTTGAATTGCGATCAAATCGGTGAGGCTGATAACGGGCTTCATGCTGCACCCGCCTCTCGTTTTGCTTTGCGCTCGGCAGCGCGTTTTTCGGCTTTTTTTGTCTCGGCCACATAAGCGCGTGATTCAAGCCATTTGAAAGCTGTTTCATCGTCCTTAAAAAACATCTTTGCAGCTACTGGCGCGGCAAAAATTCCAGCCAATTCCGTTTGGATGTTTTTCAGTTCTGGCTCAGTTGTGCAGACTTGTAGCCATCCAGCCATGCAATGAGTAGTCCCGCAAAGCGTTTCTTCTGCACAAGTGCGTTCTTTCCATTGATCACTACCGTGCCAATCGCCCATATCTAGGCGGCTTCGGTTGTCTAGGACAATTGCGCGTACCTTGTCCAAGTTTTCAATTGCTTGCTCAGGTGTTGCGCGTGGCAGTTGTTTTCCGTCAGCACTGCGCAGGTAAGCACCGATCAGGTCAGCACCACTTAGGTCGGCACTGCGCAGGTAAGCACCGATCAGGTCAGCACCACTTAGGTCGGCACCACTCAGGTCAGCACCGATCAGGTCAGCACTGCGCAGGTCAGCATTGCGCAGGTAAGCACCACTCAGGTCAGCACTGCGCAGGTCAGCATTGCGCAGGTAAGCACCACTCAGGTCAGCATTGCGCAGGTCAGCATTGCGCAGGTAAGCACCACTCAGGTCAGCATTGCGCAGGTAAGCATTGCGCAGGTAAGCACCACTCAGGTCAGCTTTTTCTGCCGTAGCTTGTTCAAGCGCGTGGCGCATTGCCAAACGACTAGCCACACCATCCGGTACATTGCACTCAAACAGGACTTTTGTGTTATCCCAAGGCGATACGATTTTTTTTTTCACGCTGCACCTCCAATCTTGGCAATGATTTCACTAAGATCAGGGGCTTCCCATGTTCCCAGTTTGCCTGACCTATCCTTGGCAAGCCATAGGCCATCGGAGTCGCACATCAAGGCGCGTTGGGTGTTGCCCTCGGCATCCTTTTCAACCCGCAGCGCCAGCACTTCGTCAAAAAAGTAAGGCAAAGCCTGACCAGTCTTGTTACCTGGCATAGATGGGCTGTAAAGTACGCGACCCATCTCGTCTTGGGTCTTTTCCAGCTTGGCGGTCATCAGAACATGGCGACCAGGCACATCGCGGAAAGCGCGGATGATGTCAGCCATCTGTTCCTGCATAGCGCCATAGGCAGCGCGTGGGTCTTTATTAACCTTCTTTTCATGGTTCAGACAGACCTCAGCAATCTCGCTGATGGAATCAAGGGCTACGCTCTTGTAATCTGACTCAAGCACCCAGCTGTAAGCCTCGCGTAAGTCGTCCATACTGGTGATCTCCAGATACGGCAAGTCGGCGTCTTGGATAGACAATAATCCACCCTCGGCAGACAATACAACGGGGCTTGGCAACGTCTTGATTAGAGTTGTCTTACCCGCACCAGCCTGTCCGTAGACAAGCAACTTAACACCATTGGCACTAAGGCCGCCAGTGCGCTTTAACGATATAGCCATATGGCTCTCCTTCTGTTTGCGCTTCCGTCTGGACTCAGTTCGAAGCGTGGCTAGATCATAGCATAGTTCTGTGCTACAGTGTCAACAACTTTTTAACAAATATCTATGGCAAACCTAGCAAATATCCTTGGCGGCCCTTGGTCACCACCAGCAGAAAAGCACGTTGATTCCCCTGAAGACCAGCTAAAAGACGCCATGTTAAGCGCAAATTTGAAGCCACCGGATGTGATCCACCTTGACGGCAAGCTGCACCGCTTTAACAGCGGCACCAAAGGCGAGAAAGGCCACGATAAACCTGGCTGGTACATAGCCTTTAATGATGGCGTACCGGCAGGACGCTTTGGCTGCTGGCGCTCAGGCGTAGAGTTGACTTGGAAGGCAGAAATAGGACGCAGCCTCACGGTGGCCGAAGAGATGGCGCAGTCTCGTAGACTGTCAGAGGCCAAGGCCCAGCGTGATGCAGAGCAAGCCAAAACCCGCGAAGTGGCTGCGCAGACCGTGGAAATTATTTGGTCAGAAGGCGGCGCAGCAAGCTCAGAGCATCCTTACTTAGCAAAGAAAGGCATCAAGCCACACGGCGCACGGGTGACGGGTGATGGGCGCTTGATGGTGCCTTTGTACAACGAAGACGGCGAACTTTGCAGCATCCAATATATCGCCGGTGACGGTGACAAAAAGTACCACCCAGGCGGTCAAACCGGCTCTATGTTTTGGCTGCTAGGCAACACAGAAGACGCCGATACGCTTTACATTGCCGAAGGCTTTGCAACTGCAGCCACCATTGCCGAGGTGACAGGCCAGCCCTGCGCGGTGGCTTACAGCGCCAGCAACTTGGTGCCGGTAACGGGAATCCTGAAGGAAGGCCACCCGACGCTAGACATTTGCATCGTGGCTGACCACGACGCTAGTGGTGTGGGGCAACGCTACGCTGAGCAGGCCAGCGCTAAGTATGGGGTACGCATGACAACACCGCCCGTCCTTGGTGACGCTAATGATTACGTCCAAGCGGGGCATGACCTGGCTCTGTTGCTCAAGCCGTCAACTTCTGAATACAAACTCAACAAATTTATCATTACAGCTTCGCAGCCTGCACCGATCTCATGGCTTGTAAAGCACTGGATTCAGGACAAGGCTTTAGTAATGATTCACGGCCCTAGCGGTGGCGGTAAGACGTTTGTGGTGCTGGATTGGATGCTGCATATTGCCAGTGGCAAAGCCACTTGGTTTGGTCACAAGGTCAGACCCGGCAAAATTGTTTATTTGGCAGGCGAAGGGCATCATGGTTTAAAAAGCAGGCTTGCAGCTTGGGGGCATAAAAACAATATTTCCGATCCTAGTTTTTGGTCATCTGAGGCTGGATGTGACCTCAACACCGCCGACGGCTATTTGAAGGTGGTGGAGGCTATACGGGCGCTCAAGATTAAGCCCGATGTGATTACAGTAGACACCTTGCACCGTTTCATGGCTGGCGATGAAAACAGCGCACAGGACGCCAAGACCATGCTAGACGCCTGCGCAGCATTGATGCAAGAGTTTGGCTGCACGGTAATTCTTGTTCACCACACGGGCGTATCCGAGGAAGCCCAACACCGCGCTCGAGGCTCTAGCGCATGGCGTGGCGCTTTGGACATTGAAATTAGCGTGATACCAAGCAAACCAGGCAAGCCAATGGAGATTGTTCAGCGCAAAAGCAAAGACGCTGAGATGGCGCAGACCGTGTATGTTGAATTGGAGTCGGTGGCAATACCTGGCTGGCTAGATGAGGATGGAGAGCAAGTTACTAGCGCCGTGGTTGTCAAAGGCGAGACACCAGAAGCAAAGAGCAAAGGTGATGCACTTGGGTTCTCGTCATTTGAACGCGCATGGTTTGCTACTGGCGCAGAAGATAGGGGCGGCGCACCGTACCTTACTCGAAGCGCATTCTTTGAGTGGGCTGGCATCAACGGCCTTGGTTCCCAAGACACCAAGTACGCCCGACTCGCGAATTACATTTCTTTAGACCTTAAAAAGGGCAAGTACATAGGGCCATTGGTTGATGCTGGATTGATTGAAGTCCATGAGAACGGGTGGATTGTGATTGACGCAGGCCAATCAGCAGGAATGATGTTGAAGAAAAACAGTTGACACGCTAAGAATTGTGATAAACTTTTGGACATGAACAAACTTACCCAACTCAAAGCCAAGCTAAAGGCCGCGCAAGCGGAACTAGCTATTCGCACTCGGACGCAGAACACTGCATCTCGGGCTTACAACAAAGTAACGGCCAAGATTGCCGACTTGGAGAAAAAAATTGCTGACCTGGCGCAAATTTCAAAGTGAACTGCCTAATTACAGCGAGGCTGACTTGTGGGCCTTGTTGCAAGAAGAACGTGCCAAACATAGGCGCGTATCCATGCTGGAGCGTATTCACCAACGCTATTGCACCCTCAGAGCCAATCGGGAACGATTGGAAATTTTAAAAGAAGGAAGGAAACCATGACATTACAAAAAATATCAAGAAGTGAGTACGATGCAAACGAAATGATGGCGCTGCAAGCCGCCAATGCCAAAGCCGAAACCAAACGCTGGGAAGAAATAGCAGTGCAGGCCAGTAAAGCGCACGAGCCAAAAAAGGATTCGGTGTTTAGCTACATCGCCAAGTTCTTTGCCATCATTGGCATTTACGCCACCGTGTGTTGCTTTTTAGGTTATTTTTGGTACAGGAGCGCAGCATGACTTGGCCCTTCCCACCATTTCCGATGCCGGTGCCAGCTAACGCGCCGCCGGTTAAATTTAATCCTGAAAACTACGAGGACGCATTGATATGAAGATCACAATCGAATTTAATCTCCCCGAAGACGGGGACAAGTACCGAAGCACAATCAACTCGGGCGCTGCTTGGGATGCCTTGCAGCAAGTCCACTACGAACTTAAACAGCATCTGAAACACGATGTTGTATTGAATTTGGAACAGCTACTCGCCTTTGTATCGGAAACTATATCAACATCAGACCAAGGACTAGAACTATGAAACTCTATAACGTGCCAAGAAATAGCAAGATCATGCTAAGTGATGGTGTGGTTCTCTTATTCCACCATATTGATGGGATGTACAGCGTGTGTACAGATGAGAACGGCGACATATACCACATCAGCGCCAGCGAAGAAGTAAC